ACTTGACAGCGAGGGCTTCTGTGCAACCATTGTGTTCCTACCTTCAGGAAGTTGACGAGGTGATGGTCGTGGTTCCGGTACCCTGGAACTGTGAGATCGTGATGTTGATGAACTCGGCGGGACTCAGGAGAGAAACAGCCACCGATGCGTTGACAATTCCTGCCGCCGCCGTGGCCGGGGTGTTATTCGTGCTGTCGCAGGTGACCAGGTAAGAATCAGCCGGAGTGTCCCCGCCAAGCTGGCCAGCCTGCATCTGCTGCATAAGGTAGTTCTGCAGGACAGAGGTGATCCACGTCCACAGGGAGGCGTCGTTAGGCTGGAACAGCGCGGGCTGCAGGAGCCAGTTGAAGTCGTGTTCCAGCTTGATCAGCATGCGCCGCACCGCGATATACCGATCGGGGAAACCAACGGCGAGCGTCCTGCCGCCGAAAATACAGAAGCCGATTCCGGGGACGATCTTGATCGCGTTGATGTTGTAGTTGTTCAGGTTGTCAAGCTGAGTCGATGTAAAACGCGTCTCCAGGTCCACAACATTCAGGACAGCCTGGACACCCGCTGGGGTCTGGACGGTCCCGGACGCGATGTCGTTGGCCTGCCACTGGCCGAGCACAAGGCCGCCAGGAGGAAGGTAAACCGTCGCCCCCTGGACGGTACTCGAAGGGTCCTGAGCGAGCACCCACGGGGCGTACAGAGCCGCGTAGGTAGATGCAGGCAGGGCCGACCCTCCGGTAACCATGTCGACGTAGTTGGTGTACACCGCCGCGTTGCTCTCGGGCACGTTGGGAGACGGGCCGTCGATCACGATCACGGTGTCCCCGCGTCCGCCAGCCCAGGAGATCAGGGCACCCAGGGTGGTCGTGTTGTCCAGGCCGGGGACGTTGACGTACATCGCCTGGTCCGGCAGGGAGTCAAGGCTGTTCGGGACGACGGTCCCGATAGCAGGGGCAGTCACGCCGTCTGACCCGCCGGTAAGAGGGGCCGGAGTAGCCAGGGCAAGGTCGGTAGTCCCGGAGACGTAGCCGCCTGAAGGGAAGCTCACGGCGACGGAAACGTAATTTGATCCGGTCACGGGAGAGTTAATCAGGGCGCTCATCGAACGCCGGTCGGTCGGGTTCATCGAAATATCCTGGAAGGTCTCAACCAGGTTGGAGGGAGCCGTCCCGCCGAAGTACACGTTGAAATTGAAGCGCCCGGCGACACCGGCAGTGGCAACCTCGATGTAGATGCTCTGCGCCCACACGCCAGGAGAAGCCGCCGTGACGGTAACGATGTCGGTCGGACTTTCCGCGATATCTTCCAGTGCAAGTGAAGAGTACGCCGCGTCCGTGTTCGGGACGGCCAGGACGACGAGCTGCGCACCGCCATTCTGGAAGAACTCGTACACGGCAAAGGGCAGGAGGTTACCGGGGTTGGTCGAGAAGTTCCCGTACTGAATCAGGAACTGGTTCCACGAGGTGACCAGCGTGGGAGTAAGCGGCCCGCGAGGATACACGCCAGCAAGAACCGGCAGCGCCTCACCCGGAATGCCCCCGCCGCCTGCCGACAGCGGCTGGAAGGATTCCGTGGAGAAGACACCTGGGCGTCCAGAGGTAACGGTAGACATAATTCTCCTTGCGGGTTACTGTGTATTCCAGGAGGATGCGAATCCGACCGACAAGAGGCCGGTCGATTCCGCTACTTCTGCTGCTGTCAGGTCGTCCATGCTGTGGTAACACGAAAGATCTACGTCAATCTGAGACACCCACGGATAGGTGGCAGGCCCGAGAACTGTCACGGGTCCGACTATCTCCGTAGGAATGCTAATCATCCAGGTCGTCTGAAGGAGACGCTTCTGTGAATTATCCCCTATCCCGGTGTCAAAGTTGGCATAGGCAGTATCGGGTCCGCTCATGAGGTCGATCCTGCGGAAGGTCCCGTCCTGCGGAATGTTCAGGGTACCGCTCCGCGCCGGTATCCGCGTGGACATAATCTGGCTGATGATAGGAACCATGTGGTCACGCATCAGCCGGGCGTAGACAGTCACCTGGTACCGGATGTTATACGGCAGCGGGAAGAACGTCCGGTAGGGACTGGCGTCAGGATTGTACGCCGTTGCTGCCGCGTCCCACCAGATGGGCTCACCCTCAGGAGCGTAAGGCAGGTTGATCGTGCCGGAGTTAGCTCGTTCGGGCGCGAAGGGAATGTCCAGCAGGGAGAGCACGACGCAAGGAAGCGGGAGGGTAACGATCTCGTCCTCGGGGAGCCGGAAGAATACCTTGACCGGGCGTCCAGCGGCAGGAGCGTTGATGTCCTCGACAAACATACCTTGCATAAGCCACTTGAGTGCGGCGTCTTCGTTGAACAACCAGCCGGAGGGCATCAGGGACGCTTCCCCGAATGGTGCCGGTAGACTTTCCAGGCCAGGATCGCGGCACCTATGAGGGCGGTCGACTCCAGGGCATCACGCCTGCGCTTAGCATTCTCGTCTTCAAGTCCCTTGAGGAATTCAGCAGTCACCCTGGCACGCTCAATACCAGGATCGTAAGCCTGCGATTCAACTCGCATTAAAACCTCGGAACTATGAGCAATTAGCCAGCGCGGCAAGCAACGATCCCAGCGCGGGAAGGCCACTACTAATATGATACAGGAGATCAGGTGAGATTTAGCCACGTCGTCAGGGCGGTAATGCATGCCGGGATAGTGTTTACGGTTCCGTTCAGCCAGTAACCCCCGGCCGAAGAAATCGACAGGGCAGCCCCGGCCATCTGCTGGCCCGTGCCGTAGTTCGTGGATACGCCGCCGAATACCCTGGCAGACGAGCTGGCCGCGTGCACCTGATTACGGGATGTATTCCAGAACGAGGTGAATTCCGAGGGCGTAAGCGTAAGAGCCTGGGTCTGGATTTCGACAATCTCTGCGCCCGTGGCTGCCGCGTGGCCCGCGATATTATTGTCCTCGTACCAGCTCGTAATGTTTCCCTGGGTGTAGGGCATGACCGTGCCGGGAGCCAGTGCCAGGTCCCTGGCAGGAGTCAGCATAACATGGGCGTACTGGGAGTGAGCCAGCTCGGTGAACTTCTGCATGTAGAGGACCGGGTTGTTGTATTCATCTTCGGGCGTGCCTGCCCAGTACTCGCAGTCGTAAGCGACCCAGCCGTAGTCGTAGGTGACGGCGTAGTTGGCAACGTCAGAGGCGAACTGGGCATAGCTGGAGTACTTGAGAACGGGTATGACACCAGGCAGGGTAAACGGGGGAGTGTCTGGTTGCAGTCCGATAGAGAACGCTCCCGGCCCGAATACCTTGGACGTCACCTCCGGATTGGCCTGGTACATCAGCTCCAGGATCTGCCCGGTAGTCATCCAGGAATAACGGCTCATTGGAGGGTTTGGTCGTGACAAGGTTATTCTCCCGGCGCTGGAGTGTTCGTCCATTGGGCAAATGAGGCATCATCCACAAGCTCGTCCGGCTTTACCTCAGTCGCTTCGATAGAGACGATGGTGTCCCGTTCCTGTATCTGCCCGAGAATTGACATCTTCGTCACCCGGAAAACCTTCTGATCATATACGAGCCGGTCGCGCATGTACTCACCCGTGTCTACGCGGGCCAGTACCATTCCGGAGGTCTGGAACATCTGGGAGGAGACGGTCGCGGTCAGGTCGTCGTTGTAATAGAAACCAAGCTGGCCGTTCTCGTTCTCCCCGCGCATGTGGGTCACGTGGAGGCACGGCAGCCGGATGGGATTGTTGTAGACCCGGCCGACACCCTCGGCCTCGTTGTAAACCGGGTCGTACTGAGTAGCCTGGGAGTTCAGCTCGAAGTAAAGGATGTAGTCGCCGTAGGCATTCTCCCAGCCCCGCATTCCGTCAAACATTCTCAACGTCTCTGCGTCTGTTCCGAAGCGGCCCCTGCTCTTGAAGTCTCCTCTACTCATCTTGGCTTCACCTCTTCAGCATGCTCAACCGCAAATGGCGTGATGTTATCCGGGGTCGAAGCATTAGCCGCTGCCATCGCCCCGTTATCGGTTGCCCAGTTAGCGTAATTGCTAGCCACCATGACATAGGACACGCCAACCACGATCCAGACATGCGGGTCGATTATCGCAAGAGCCAGCAAGGGCAACGTGACCACAATCCAAACGCGGGACATCACCTTGTGGATCTTGTACTGCAAGACAGGATCGCCCTCGATCCTGCGGCCAAGTTCCCTGAATGGCAGCCACATTACGGGCTGATTCCGTAGAAAAGCTGGGACGGAATGCCCGAGTTATCCTCGTAGTGCTTGTCGATCGGAGGAATCTGGCGCGTCGGGTAACTGTGGTCGTCATACTCCCGAGCAGTATAGACGGGCACAAGGCGGCCGGTCGTGAGGGACACCCGGCGAAGCTCCAGGACTTCCCACCGGAAGATTCCGATGTTGAGCTGGGCGCACCAGTCACGGTACTTAGCGTCCAGCAACTGGATCTGTTCCATGATCTGCCGGTACCGCTGCGCCCGGTTAAGGTTCGTTCCCTCGGCAGTCTGGATGTCCGTGTCCGTCGCGGCGTCGTTCGCCATGGAGTAGAAGATGTTGAGGGCCACAAGCGTGACCAGCATAGGCTCTTCAATACCCGGCAGGTTCAGGATGTTGACGGGAGTCTCGCGGTAGGCGATGAACCCGTTGTGGTCCCAGTAGCGCTCGCGGATAGTCCGGTTGTGGCAGTGCAGGTTGACGGCATCCCGGCAGTACTCAGTCAGCTCCCAGTCCGTGAACATTCCCCAGGAAGATCCGGCGACGATGATTACAGCGTTGACCGGAATCGGGGAGGTAAGAGTCATCTGGCCAAGCTGCCACTCGATCGTATAGTCCGTCCCGAGAACGAGGTCGGTAGTCTGCGCGCCGTTAATGACGGTCACGTTGATTCCGTTGGGATCGATCCTGTTCTTGGACAGGTCATACCAGGTTGTCGCCCCGTCACCCTGCTGGATGTCACGGAATTTCTGGACCGGATCACCGATCTCGGTCCTGATGCGATTGAGGAGATAAGTTAGTTCCATGTCTGTCCTTACCCCGGCCCGACACTTTGAAGAGGAGTCGAGGCGTACTGAACATCAAAGCCGCCGTTGACCAGGACAATCTCGGAAATGAAGAGCTGCTCTGCTCCGGCATCCAGGTCGGCCCAGGTAAAGGTCGTCGGCCAGGCGGTGTACACCCGGAACCATGCACCGGCCGGAGCGTCGGCAGTCGTGACAGGATGGTCCAGTACCTGGATATCTACGGTGTACCGGAAGTCCGAAGCTACGTTGCCGACAGACCCGCCACCGCTGAAGTAAGAATTGGGTGCGCCTCCCTGGATGAAGGAGAACACGTTGCTGAACATCGCCAGGTCGAGGGGATTGGAGGTGCAGGCCACGCCCTTGGTCAGCGTGATAGGCCCGAAGTCGGCTGTCGCCGGGAGCTTCTGGGTTACCGCGTTGAGTCCTCCGGGTGCGTAGGGAATCGGCTGGATGGTGGTGGTCAGGCCCTGGACGGTCATGAATCCCATCACGGGAATGGGCTGACCGCCCCCTCCCATCTGCGTGAACTTTACCTGGAACTTGAAATTACGGAGGGGGTCAGTGTCCGGGCTCGACAAGGAGGGCTTCTGTGTAACCATCAGATGCTCTCCATTCTAGGTAAGTGCTTTCCAGGCGACTGCCGGAAGCTGCAGGATCGTGGTCTGGAAGGGTGCGCCTACGTCCCAGGAAGATACGGCAGACTGTGTTCCGTTAGTCATCGTATTCCAGTTTACCAGGCACAGCACGCTGTACCGCTCGTCAGTATTCCAGGCACAATTTACCAGCACAGACTGGCGCGGGAGGATATCCCAGGCGCATGCGAAGGTCTGGTCCTTACGGAAACGAGCATTCCAGGTCGAGGAGAAGGCATGGTCCGTCCTTGTGCGGACATTCCAGTTACAGGCAGCGGACAGGTGAGGACGGGACCGGACACTCCACATGCACGAGTACGACTGGACCGGGCGCACCCGGACGTTCCAGGTGAAGGCAACCGTCTTAGCGGGACGCGTGAGTATATTCCAGGTGCCCGAGAAGGTCTGGTCAGTCCTCTTCCGGGTGTCCCACTTGGCGCTGAATGCCTGGCTGGTCCTGGCGCGGGTATTCCAGGTGCACGAAACAGCGGGCTTACGGCTGCGCCCGGCCGTGTTCCAGCCGAAGGAGAAGTCCACCGGGTCCTTGTACATTGTGTGCCAGCCGGACGAGAAGGACTGGTCAGTCCGGGAGCGCGTGTCCCAGGCAACCGAGAAGGTCTGGTTTTTCTTGTACAGCACGCTCCACCGGAACTTGCGGGGGGATGTAGTGAAGCGCCCAGACGTGCCCCAGGCGGCCCGCACAGCCACGCTGGCGCGAGAACGCGTGTTCCAGGTGCAAGTTGCTGTCTGGTTGGTCCGGGTCGTTACGTTGGCTTCTGTGTTCCAGGCGAAGGAGGCTGTCTTGCTGACCTGGTAAATCGCAGACGAGGCGGTTTTCCAGCCGAAGTTGGCGAGCACAGAGACACGCTGGCTGACGTTCCAGGTCGCCTGGGATGTAAGGGTAGGTGTGCCGTAGTTGCAAGGACCCGTGAACGGGTAGACAGGGTTGCCCACGTACCAGGGAGTACCGGCAAACGGGGCAAGCACTGAACCAGTAGCGTTACTGAGGCGCAGCAGCGTGTTCCATTCCGCCGCCGCAGTCTGCGCGTGCGCGTAAAGGGTACTCCAGGCAAACGAGAAGGACGCAGAGACGGGGTACTGGCCAGGGCCGAAGCCCACGACTACGACGGCACCGACAGCGGAAGAGCCCGTACCGAAGTCGGCAGCGTAGACGGTCGTACTAGAAGTTTCCGCCGCGTCAGTTCCTGTACCGGAGTCAGCCCCGGAGACAACGAGCGGGGAGGTAGCCGTGTCGGTTCCCGTGCCGGAATCAGAAGCCATCCGCTCCGCAGGCTGGGTACCGGAGTCAGCTCCGGCCCCGGAGTCAGCCCCGGACTTGACTGCAGGTGACTTGACGACCTCAGTTCCCGTGCCTGTGTCGGAGGCGAGCGCGGTGATGGTCAGGGAATGCTCGGTGTCCGTCCCCGTGCCGGTGTCGGCCGCGCTGACAAGATACGGGCTGCCCGGAGCGGCCATTACCTCATACTGCGCGCCCGTGACATCCAGGGCCGTGGTGATATTCAGCCATACGCCGGCAGCCCCTGCGGCACTCTGGGTGGCTGCCCACATCTGGGCGGCCGAACCGTAGTTGACGGAGACGCCGACTGATATCTGCTGCGCCGGGGACGTCCGCGCGGCATTTACCTGAATCAGGGAAGAGGCGAAGAACGACGCGAAGGTACCGAGAAGCGTCAGCGACTGTGCCTGTATGTGAATGATCTCGGCACCGGTCGCGGCTGCTGTACCGGCAATGTTGGTCCGCGTGTACCAGGCCGCGTCGGTCTCGCCCGCATTCTTGAGCTGTACTGAGGTAGCGTCATTACCGAGGTCTAGTGCAGGGGCTAGGATTACCTTGAATCCATTGGAGTGGGCGAGGGTGACAAAATCCGCCATGTAAGTCCACGGGTCATCTACCTCATCCTGCGGCTCGGTCGTTGTGTCGTTGTAGTCCTCCGTGTCGTACATGACCCAGCCGTACGCACTGTTTATAGCACTCGCGGTAATGTCCGACTGGAACTGGGCATAGCTGGAGTACTTGAGGACGGGGGTACAGTTATAGCCCGCAGGAATTCCGGGGGTTGATGCGCTCGTGGAGAGCCCGAACGCACCAGGCTGACCGAACATGGCCAGCGTAGCGGCAGCGTTGACCGAATTCATGTTGCCGATGTACGCGACGTTGGTCATGAACCACAGTCCGGCACCGTTGACGACATCCGTACCGGCACCGTAGTCGGCGTCCGAGGGACCGCCAGGCTCGGTAACAGCCTCAGTACCCGCACCGGTATCGGCAGCATGTATGACAGTACTGAGAAGGTGCGCAGTATCCGCACCGGCACCTGCGTCAGAGCCATAGACGGCAACCGGATGGGTTACTGCTTCGGTCCCGGCTCCGGAGTCGGACGCGTACACGACGAAGTTCGAGGACAGCCCTACCAGCGGATGGACTGGCGGGCCAGTAATCCCGGTAGTCAGCGCTGCCATTTAACCGCTTCCTATCCGGGGGGCGAAACAGTGACTAGGATGAAAGCAAATTAGGCGAGGGTAACAGTCGCAACAAGTACCCACGTACCTGACGATTTTGTCCCCAATGACTGAATTTTGTGGTTCCACATTGCTTTCGATGCATTTGTGGCGAAGACCGAACCGATGGCGATACCGTTGGTGACAGCGCCCGTACCGGAAGCAAAGCACCACTCGTTCCACGCGTAGTTAGCGTTACCGGTAGCGACAGAACACTGCCCGGTGATTACCCCGGCAGAGACGGTCGGGTAGGTGTTGTCCATGACCTGGTACCAGGCACCAGACGTATTGTCCGCACCCAGGGCGACGTCGGTAATGGCAGCGGCAGTGCTTGTGCTGCCCACGCCCATGACGGCGTTGGTAGAAGGTGACCCTGCCTTCAGGTTGTACAGTGCACCCGATCCGCCTGTACCTACTAGGAGGGCGGTGATCGCGGTCAGCCCGACAGTCGTCAGCAGGTTACCGTGGGCGTAGGCAACGCCGTCCTCAGGCTCCCGGCAGAACTTGCGGAGGTCGTCTCCGACCGGGCTGAGAATCCCCGTCTTGGCAGAAACGAATGCCGTCTGCGCGTCGGTGTACTTGTCGACGCGAGCCTCTACGACCCACTTGATGCCTTCGTTTCCTGCCATGTCTGTGTCCTTAACTAGGAGTCTTTTTTCATTGTACAGGTCAGTTCACTGGAAGTAAGAAATGACTAGTGCGCCCTCATCAGTTACCTTGCACGACCCATGTCATCGCACTGGTGTAAGTCGGGGTGAGGATTCCCCCGGCCGCGAGGAACACGTTCAGGCAGGCACTCGCCGGAATGGTGATCGTGGGGCCGTTCGTAATGGCGACGGTCGACGTGCCGGTTGCCCCTGCCGTGATGTAGAGCGTCCGGTCGTAGATCGCCGCCACAAGGGCAACCGTCGTGGCAGGGACGGGCGGGGACACCACTCCTACCGGATTGTAGCCGGGGTTGTTCCTGAAGATGGCGGTACTGGAGGGCGAGGAGAGCGGGGTGCTGTGGACGGCGAAATTGTTGTCATGGAAGATAAGGCCAGCGGGTGTCCCGCCCTCGCCGTGCGCCCCGTAGAAGCAGCCCCCGGTGAGGACGTTGTCGTGGACCTGTGTCTGGGCTGAGCTGATGTTCAGGCCGTAGGTGAAGCCGCCGCCGCTCGTTCCGTCGATGATATTGTCGGCTACGACGTTGCTAGAGCCGCCGGGGCCGCCGTCGTAGATGCCGGAGCCGGTGTTCGTCACCGCCGAGGAGTAGATGTAGTTCTCCGTGATCCTGGCGTCGTTCATCGTCAGCTCGGTTTGTATGCCGTTGCCGGTGGTCACGTAGACCTGGTTGCCGGTGATGGTAGGCGCTGTCCCGTAGACGCGGATGCCTGCGTACCCGGACGCTGGCGTGGCATTCAGGATCGTGTTGTTCACGATCTGCACATTGTTCGCGGTGTTGGTGTCATTCTGGATCGTGTTGTTCACGACCGTGTTGTTTGCTATCTCCGCGTAATGCGAGAACGGGTAGTTGATCTCGCCACCGACGCAGACATTGTTGGTGCACCGCAGGTGGGCGTATATGCCGAGGTAGGGGAACCCTGAGTGTCCTAGCTCGATGCTGTCATCGACCCCGGCGGTGTACACGTAGTTGCCGTCGATGAGGACATTGCCGATGTAGTCGCAGTAGATCCCAAAGCCGGTGCCCGCGAGGCCGTGTTCTTCGACGGAGTTGCCGGTGATCCACTTCATCGCTTCGGTCCAGTCGGAGGTGTTCTCTCCGATCTGCATGCCGTGTTTCGGGGCGTTGATGATCCGGTTGCCCTGGATTCGCAGGTTCGGGCAGCCGTCCGTGCCGGAAAAGTCGATGACCTGAGTCACGCCTGTGCTGGTAGTGGCCGTGGCGTCGAACGTGCCGCCGATAATGGCGGTGCCCTGATGGAGCACGCCGGTCTGCGCGCTGAGCCACGGGGCTGCCAGCGACGAGGGGGCGGTCAGCTTCGCGCCCTGGTCGAACACGAACTTGACACCAGGGGGGATAGTCAGGGCACCGCAGAGGTAGCCGGAGGACGTGTAGGGTACCCAGACGGTCCCGCCGGCCGCAGCCGCATTCAGTGCTGCCTGGATCGCCGCAGTGTCGTCGGTCGTGCCGTTCCCTGTGGCACCGTAGCCGAGGCGCACGTTCAGGACGGACGGAGCGGTCGACTCGGCCGCCAGCGCGCGGGTCTTCTCCACCTCGGTTGCCGAGTCCGCGTAGGCGGTGGTAGCAAGCTGGGTGCTGGCGGTCAGGGCCGCAGCGGTAGGCGCTGTCGGCGTCCCGGTCAGAGCGGGCGATGCGAGGGGGGCCAGGGACGTGATCGCCGCCGCTACGAACGCGTCGGTAGCGAGCTTAGTGCTGCTGTCGCCTGTGGTCTGCGTCGGCGCGGTCGGGGTTCCGGTGAGGGCGGGGCTGGCTTTCGGGGCCAGCAGCCCCTCGGCTGCTTCCGCGCGGGTGGTCTCGACACCCACCGCGAGGTCGGTGTAGGCAGTTGTTCCCACCTTGACGGAATTATCCAGCGGGGCCGGTGTAGTGGCAGTCTTGTTGGTCAGCAACTGGGAGCTTGCCGTGCCCACTACAACACCTACGACACCGTGAACTCCGGTGGCTGCCCCCTCGTGAATCTGGAAGTCGTTCTCGTCCTGGCCCAGCATAGTATGCAGTATCGTGGCCCCGGCAGCGTGCGCCTGGGCGGTAGTTCCGTCAGTCCCCCGTGTGCACGGGAGAGTCCAGTAAATTCCGGTGGGAACGGGGGCGGACGTGACCGTAATGGCTTCCTGGATCAGGTCACTACCGAGGAAGTTTCCCCAGTCAATCACCATAGTGAAAGGGTAGCTAGCGGGAAGCCCGGTAATAATAGGCACGACAGGATTGCCAGAAGATCCCAGCGCGTTAACAATCGTCGTGGGAATGGAAGTGCTGGAAAAATAACGTGCCTGGGCCATTGGTAATCCTGCCTGTCGGGCGCTACTCCATTGTACCGGAATTACCGGAGGCAGTCATTGTCCCAGAAAAAGCATGGTCGGCATGAAGCCGTCTGCTCCGGCAGTATCCGGTGGCGGTGGCGGTGGTGGAGGCGGTGGAGGAGGTGGCGGGGAGCCTCCTGATGTGGAGTAGAGCATGGACAGGGCGCTGCACTCAAAGGTTTCGTTCTCGCCGTTAGTACTGCAGATCTCCCAGCCGTATCCGATAAGATACAGTGCCGACGTATCCAGGAAGTAGCCGGTCTGCCCGTTGTACCCGTCCCCGTTATTGACAAGCCATGTCACCATCGCCAGGATGTCGACAGACCCGGACTGCCAGTTCCCGCCTAGATCAGCAAGCTGCCAGATAGTTTCGTACGTACCGCTGCCTGGGTAGCTGTAAATCCCGCAGTTCCAGTTGTGGACGGGCACGCCATTCGTCCCGCCGAACGATATGTTCTGAGCGATGGTGTCCATGCCGTTGCCCGAGTCAAGGACTGAACCACGGTTAACGTTGTCGTGCTGGATCATCATCTCGCCCATGCCGGTGCCAGCGGAACTGAACCAGACGTCAAAGGCTGCTTCGGCCGACGTCCCGGAAATCTGGTTCATGTTCTCGGTAAAGGACCCGGTGAAGTACGAGAAGTCAGAGTAGAGGATGGTGGGGTAAGACTGACCCACACTGGGGTACGCGATGACGTCCGTGTACCCGGCGGGGAAGTTACCAACGACCGACCAGTCCCCAGGCGACGTGACAGTCATCGTCTCGGTCGAGGAGGAGTAGCCCGACGCGCTGGTGAACATGTTCATGCCGACCGTCGTGTTAAGTGTCCCGCCCCCGGTACTCCCGGTGATGTCAGCGTACGTGTAGGGACCGCAGGTGCCGTTAGGCTTGGTCGAGGTAACGCAAGCCATAAGACAGCCTGCACAGTCATCATCGCGGGAGCCCCGCCCGATGTCGGAAGTGCGCTGGTGGAACCCCCGTTAGCGCCAACAGCCACCTGTGTCGTAGCCGCGCTGCACGCAGCCGCGAACCGGAAGGTGTAGCTGGTGCCCGCTGTCAGTCCGGTCACCAGGTGCGGACTAGTCACGGACAGGCTGGCCCCGGTCACGCTACTGCTGACTACCTGCCACGTCGGGCCTATGACCGCTCCCCCGGATGCGTTGATCAACCCGAACCACACGTTCGATCCTGCGGACGCGTCCGCCACGTATGCGGAGAGCTGGACAAGCACCGTCCCGGATGCCGGAGCCGTGAACGTTATTATCAGGTTAGTCGTGTCAAGCGCAGTCATCCCGGTGGTACTGACGGTGTATGTCGTGCCACCCGAAGGTGCGTACTCGACGGGCGATGTCAGGAATGCTCCGGAACTGGCCGACGTCGCTGCCTGCACCATCGCCCCGTGCCAGGTAGTCCCCGCATTGAAGGTCTGGAATACGAACAGGTTCAGGGCACTGGCCGTGGTGGCAAGGACAGGAGCGGTCCCGCCCAGCCATATCACGCTGCCGGGGAACGTCGTGGTCCAGCCGCCGGTTGCATTCTGGTACAGGTACAGCGTGAACGTGTAAAGGGTGCCGCTTACCAGGGCAGTCCCCGGATTAAAGGTGAGTGTGACATTGCCGGTCTGTGTAAGGTTAAATAGCTTAGAGACAGTCGGGTCCAGGTTGACCGTGCCCGTCGCTGCGGCGTTGGTCGTGGCAGACATTGCTGCTGGCCCGAGTCCCAGGTTAGTACGGGAAACCGGCAGGCTGGCAAGATTGGACAGGTTGTCTGCCGTGTCCATGACTGTTCCGGTTACCCCGTGAACGCCGGTAGAATCAGATTCGTGAATCTGGAAGTCGTTCCCGTCCTTGCCGACGAACGAGTGAACGAAGGAAGCCCCGGCAGCGTGAGCCTGGGCGGTCGTTCCGTCGTATCCCCGCGTGACGTTCGCAAAAGTATAGGGACCTGTCCCGGTAGGAGCCTGAGTAATCAGGATAGCTTCCTGGGTCAAGGTGGACCCGGTGAAGACTCCCCAGTCGACAACCACCGTGTAAGGGTACGACGCCGGAAGACCGGTAATAAGAGGGACCTCAACGGAAGTAGCCGAGCTGGTAATAGCCGCAGATAGAGTCGTGGGGATTGCGGTGCTCGAAAAATAACGTGCCTGGACCATGGGAAGACTTCCTGTTGTGCGTCATTCCATTGTAGCTGGCATCCGGGCGGGGTCTGGGCCTGGGTGTGAAAATCAAACTCAGCCCATGGTGTCGAAGTCAATTTGCACGCCGAAACCGTCTGCATTCAGGGGGGCAGTATTAGCGGCAGTCCGGCGGACCCAGATAGCCTTGACGTACCCAGGCGCGATACTTCCAAGCTGAAGTCCCCCGGTGTACGACGGGCTAGCCGGGTCGGACACGACGTCAGACACCCAGGTCGACACGCCAGTCGGAGCGTTGGTGTTGGTAGAGATGACCGCCGCCTGGACAGATGAGGTCGACTTAACACTAGCCGCAGCCGGATCAGCCCCGATAGAGACGGTCGCACCCCCGGCAATGTCCGCGCTAGTCGGGAGCCACGCCACGACGTTCAGCATGGTGTTTCCCGAGGAGGTGTTATTCAGGATGAAGACGCAGGCGTAGTCAACCTGGGACGCGGCGTTTTCAGCACCCGTGATATCAGAGAACAGGTTATCGTAGGCAGTACCTGAAAGCTGGGTCGAAGAAACGTACTTGCCCCAGGAAGAACCGGGAGTACCGGCAGTGACAAAGCCTGCCGAAGCTGCGGGCGCAGACAGATATAGCAATACATCTGAGGGAACGATGGCGGTCGTTGTAACCAACCCCTTCGGGCTTTACGCCTGCGCGAGAGAGAACTCACTAGCGGCAAGTTGAATTGATTCGCTGGTGTTGACCTGCTGGAGGCCGACAGTCCAAGCATACAGGAAAAGGCCGGTCGTTCCGGATGCCACGGTAACCAGCGCGACCCACTGAGTTCCCAGTGCCATGTTGGCCGTCATCGGTCCCCAGGTTACATTGTCAGAGTTATCCGCGACTGACGGGTAAGCAGCACTCGCGTCAGTCCAGGTCACAAGCTGCCGGGCGTAGCCGGGGGTCGTGACCTCAACCAGATCAGAGATAAGTACCGCCGGAAGAGCAGTCGGGTCTGCAGTAAGCAGCGCGAGGTAGCGGGCACCCGTATCGACTACCCAGGCCGTCCCGTTGTACTGCTGGACAGAGTAACTCGAAGCCGAGTCAATCCACCACTGACCCGGAATGGGAGTTCCGGGAGCGGTACCAGACACGACGGGGACGGCATTGCCGAGCAGATGATTGAGCGTTATCTGCGCGCCTACCTGAGATACCTGGCCACCGGACATGAGTTACTCCTCAATGCAGAACGTAACCGCGCTCGTCCAAATGGGTGTACAGCGCGCGGGGGAGCTTGTACCGGCGTCCCTCGGTAAAGGAGAGGAAGCGAATCCCGCCAAGCTCGGCCGGCCGGGTTACCGCGCCAGTCTCGGGATCGAGTTCGGCTTCCCGGTTGATCTTCATCCCGAAGGCCATCCGGTCGATGTCGAACTTGATGACGCACTCGACTACCGGCGTAGTGTCGTCAG